TCCAACTGTAAATGCTTGTCCTGTTAATCCTACAGTTGCTTCATTAGCTGTACCTTGTATAGTTAATGCTTGACTATCTAAGTCAACAGCACTTGTAGTAGAACCATCTGTTATATCTAAATCTTGTGCAGTTACGTTACTATCTACATAAGCTTTAACTGATTGCTGTGTAACACCTTTAGTTGCAGAGTTTGATGCCATGTTATCTTCATCTAAAAATAATGTTGTATTAACTGCTGTACCAGCTTCGTTAATTATTGTATCTACTCTGTCATGTACATCATCAAACATTTCTGCCATAGCAACAAATCTAACTTTAGCTCCAATAGAATGAGCATTTAATCCACCACCGTAAGTATCTATGTTTCTAGTAGTTGTTAAGTTAACACCAGATTTTGCTGATACGTAAACATACTCTCTAGTAGAGTCGCTATCTGGGTCAATTACTAAATAAAATCCTGATGTTCCTGATGAAAAATCACCAATACTTGCTGGGGAAGCTGCAACCGAGACTGTTTGGTCTGACGAGCTTGCAGACAATGCAGATATTAATGTTGTTTCGTATGCGTTTTGTAACTGTGTTTCTCTTGCTACCATTAATTATAACCTTTGTAACTATTTTTTGGCAGAGTTTTTTTAGTTGGTTTAAATTGATTACCTAATTTATTAATACTTTTATCCAATTTTTTTATTTTATAAATTGATTTTACTGTACCAATAACTCCAAATGTTTGTGCTTTATTTTCTATATTACTTTTTACAGCTTTATGTATATTATTTTTAAGATGTTTCTGTTGATTATATCTTTTTACAATTTCGTTATTCATATTATCCTAAATTAGTTACAGCTAATGTACCAACACCTAGTAATCTAGATATAGATGTAGTAGTACTTTCAGCTCTAACACCTCTTACACGTATCATGCAATACTGAGTAACAGAACCTAATTTTCCATCTTCAATAATTGGATACTCAACAGATTCTACCACACCTCTTATGGTTTCACTAGGTTCATACAAAATTAATGTAACAGCATCTCCTTCTTTATTTTTTAAAGTTTGATAAATAGTTTCACCTAAACCTGTTACACGTAATCTTTTTCTATTTGGTCTTTCTATTTGGTCAGATAAATTTATTGGTATTGTTACAACTACAAGTTCTGGTCTAGGCAAAGCTCTAATAGCTACAGACCTAAACTCAGGAGAAGATGTAAATGTTGTATTAGGTTTTATTACTATCTTTGAGTTAACGTATCTAGCTGTTCTGTTTAATTCATACTCTACACCACCAGTACCAGCAACTGATTGCCCAACTAATTCCCAGTTAGCACTATCTGGATTATCTATAGTGTCATATGTAGTAGATATATAAACATCTACTTGTCTACCTTCAGATAATTCATTATGTTCTACTTCTATACCTACCCATTGTTTAGATTCTGATGTAAAAAAGTCTGCATTTGGTAATATTAAATAACCTTCTTGCACAAATATTGTTGCACTTTCTTTATATATATCTTTTCCAGCACCAACAATAATAAACTTACCATTACTTTGAGTAATACCTGTAATAAAAGAACCTGTTCCTATTTCTAAATCTCTAGCTAATCCTGCAGTTGGTAAATAATATCTCCATAAATATGCTTCAGTATTAGATTCTTTTACACCCATATAAATACTGTCTCTTGTTGCAAACATATGTTTTGGTGAAGCATCTATGCCAGATATAATCCATTCTTTTATTAACTGTCTATCAGCTAACACATACAAATCATCAGCAACAGTTAATTGTGAACGATACAATCTACCAGTATTTGTAGAAACTTCTTTTGTACCAAAAAATACAATACCTTCTGTAGCAGAAATACTATGCACTTCTTCAAAAGGTACATTTGTTTGCCCTTTAAGAGTCATAGTTCCAGCTACATCTTTAATAGAATAAATATTTCCATCTGTACTAGAAACAAGTACGACTGCACCTGCATCTACTACACCTGTAATATTGTGCGTATTCTCTGAAACTATAATTGCATCAGCAACTTGTAAGTCTGAACCAGACCAAGTTTTATCAAAAGGACTTACAGCCCACAAATATTCTGCTGTACTTTTTTTACCACTAATAAATAACTGTCCTTTGGAAAACCATATACCTGTTAGTCCACCATTAGAACTCATATGAGTAGTTTCTTCAGTCCATGTAGATGTACCATCAAATTTTATTAACTCTGAATTACTTGTACCATCTGCAGTAGTAGCAAACAATCCATTACCAAAAGCAACAATACCTGTAAAGTTGTAATTTATTGTTAAACCAGTTGTTACTGCTGCCCATGTAGCACCATTATCTGTTGATACATAGATGCTAGTATTATCAGTAAGATACAAATTACCATTAGTTGTTTGTGCTAAATAGTTATTACTACCTTGTAAATCATTACTACCACCACGTACGTTTATTTCATCAGTAGCTTTTAATAAATGTATCTTGTAGCTTCCTTCTTCATCTCCATGAAAAACATCTATACCTTTAGAATCAAAAAATTTACTTACATCATCTTCTTCACCATTTCTTTGATGTGCTGTGTCTAATCCCTCACCACCACTAAAGTTACTTCTAGAAAAAATCTGTCCTACGTTTGTAGTAATATCTTCAGGATTGACTGCAAGGTTTATACTTTGTTGCGGAAACTCTGCTGATTGTACAGTTAAAACTCTATTAGGACCTGTAGCTGTACGCATAAGTAAATCGTCTAATTGTAAACTATACCCGTGTCTTTTAGGATTTGTTATCTCAGATGCAAGAGGTACTCTTACCATTATATACCTGGATTATGTGTGCCGTTTATTGATACGGATTCAGGATACCTTGCTCTTAAGTTTTTTCTAGCTTGTTGTATAAGTATTTGTTGATATTGTAATAATGAATTTCTAATACTTGTTGATGAACCTACAGGATATACAGCAGCTTGTAAAGATTCAGTTATATAATTTTGTGTTGCCATAGGTATATCTCTACCTGACATTATTTGTGCAGCTACTCCTGCCATAACTATTGGTTCATATTCTGATTCTAAACCTATAGAAGCTAATGTTGTTGCTTCATTAGCAGGTGCAATAAATTTCTTTTTGAAAGTAACATATGCTGAATTACCAGAAGCAATACTATAAAACTGTAATGCATTAACTACTGACGGTCCATCAGTATATGTTTTAGTTCTTTCAGTACCTGAATCATCTGTATAAACAAATGGATTAGGTAATTGTATTAACTGTACAGATACAGGTGCAAACATACTACCTGTTGAATCTGAATTACTTGCAAAATCTGTGTACTGTGATATAGCTTTTATAGGGTTTACTAAATAATTATATGTATCTGCATCTGAACCATGTGTACCTAATATAACATAACCTGTACTTGCAGTAGCAGTTATTGTTTCAACAGCAAATAGGGTAGGGTAAAGGTTTTCTACTTGGTCTGATATAGCATCAAAGACTACTTTACGAGTGAATGGAGGATTAATTTTTAATAAATCACCTGTAGTATGTGCAGCAATTGTTGTACCACGTGCAGCTCTAACAACAGTTATTTGTTGTGATGAAGTATTTAATGAAGCAACTAGCATTAGTTCTTCTCCTACTTCGATGTAAGCACCAGTTCCTAATGCATCTTCTTCTTCAGATGTTAGATACGTATTATCATAATCAATTATTGTATCTGTAGAGGAATCAGTCATACCATCTTTTAAAACTGTGAAAGACGATACGTCATCGTTAGGTTCTAGATACTCTCTAAAAACCCTGTCTATAAGGTGTCCTATGTTTAAACTCATAGTAACTCCTAGACGCTAACGAATACTAAATCTATTTGTCTTTCAGCAGCTTCAGAACTAGCAGAAACTACTTTAATGTATCCGCCTTTTACTAATGCAAATGTATACGGGTCAACTGCACACCAACCGTTTAAGGCTTTTGTGAATGTTATTGCTGCACCTGCAGCATTATTTACTGTATTCATATTAGCTGTTCCATCTAAACTATATTGTATTGTTACAGTAGCTCCTGTAAAAGCTGCGGGAAATCTTACTCCTGCTAAAGCCATACCTTTAGTATCTATAACGTCACTTGCAGTTTCACCAGATGCTATTGTTGCTGTTTTTGCGTATGTATTACTCATATTTTCCTAACTATAGCAGAACTTTCGAGAGGTATTGCTACAACCCGAAAGTTTCTACTAAATTTTTTGCTATCTAAGCAACATCATTAATCATACAGTGGTATGAAGGAGGACCGAAGTCGTATCCCATTTCCATGTAGATTGCTTTTGCTACTCTTGCGTAATCATCTTGGTCAATGTCACGTACGAATACTGTACCAAATCCTGGGATGTTGGTAAATACTGGTTGTACGAATGCAAAGTCTACAATAAATGCTTTGTTTGCAGTAATGATATTAGGGTCAATGACCATCATACCAATTGAACCAAATGGTGTTACAACTGTATCAATGTCGATACCAGCGATATTTCTATCTCTTGGTAAAACAGCAGCTGTTAATGCACCAGATATAGCACCATCAACTGTTAGCTCTTTGTTAAGGTCTAACAATTGTTGTGGGCTTACACACAAAACAGGATTAAGCATTGGTGCAGAAGCATCATAAAGCCTCTTTAATGCACCAGCGATTGTATCCCAGTGTAGTTTTTGGTCTGTTCCAGAGCCATCTCCAGCTGTATCGTTATAGTAAATGTTACCATTGATACCACCAGCGGCTACTGAGTTATTAGCATTAGCGTTAAGAGCTAAGTATTCTGCAAGTCCACGCATTTCTCTTGTACCTGCACCTGGTGTTGTATTAGCACCATCTGCAAATGTACCGTTGAATGCGAACCATTCTACTTCTCTTGCTACTTTTTCCATTGCTAGAGACATTTGCTCTGCAAATTCGTCAACAATTGGATTTCCACCAGCAAGCGCTAGCTTATCTCCAGCTGTAAGTGTTCCATCACCATCAGAACTGTTTGCAATATTTGCAGACAAGTCAAATGGATTTTGGTTTCCGTATGATGCCATTGCTGTGTAAGTCATCTTTACACCTTTATGGAATACCTGCGTTACACCTGTGAATGCTACTCTATCGCGACCTAAATATTCTGTAGGTTGCGCACCTTCTTGACCTTTAGTAGGTTCAGAAGATACAGTTGCATTGTCAGCTGCTTGGATTTGCCAGAATGTAGATTGTAAAACCTTACCTCCGTTTAATCCTCCAGTTGCAGATAAGAAAGGTGTTCTTTGACCACCGACACGGAATAGCTCGCCAGAAAAGTTATTAATTTTCTGTGCGTAAATTGAATTATTGGTAAGCGAAATAGCTCCCATAATTTACCTCCGTTATTATCTTGTATTAAACTGTTACTTTTTTTCTTCTTGGTCGAGTAATGCCAATCTAGCTCTAATACTTGCCTTAGTATCACCTGTAGCAACTATTTGGTCTAGTTGACTCATTACGTCTAACGGTACATCTGAACGTGAATTTGCATCAAGTGCAGCTACTCTAGCACGAGCATCATCTTGGGCTACTGGTACGTCTTCAGTTTGTGGTTGTTCTGTGACAGTTCCACTAGCTTCAAAACCATATTCGTCTTTAGCAAACTGTGCAATAGATTCTGTATCAACAGGTCCATTGTACACTTGTTTTAATGCCTTACCGAAACCTTTGTCTGTTTGTAATCCCAACTTACCAAAAACATTATCTAGCTCTTTGTCTTTAAAAGATGCCAGTTCAGCTTCTAGTTTTTTAAGTTGTTCGTCTTTACGTTCAACTGTTTCGCGTAATTGTTTTACACCATGTTCTTGCGGTGCATCAAATTCTTCCATTTTGTACCTCCACTATGTGTTAACCTATCAGACAAGACCATAGGCATCTTGCCGTGGTGCTACCTTACCACTTGACTTGCACCTCTGGTAGCTATAAGCTACAAGTCCATTACTCTACGTATTTAATACAAGCTTTCAACGTAGGCCTGAAAGCCGATTTGATGGTCTATTGTACTGCGGACCTCTCAACGCATAAAACTATTATACACTATTAAGTTGTAAGTCCTGTAATTTTGTCACCTTTTTTTCTAGAACCTGTAATAAAAGAACTTTCAGCTGCTGCTTCATCAGACGCTTTTGCTACAGCTGACATAGCTTCTGTATTTCCAATAGCTGATTCTTCTAATGTAGATATATCTAATCCTCTATCGATACTTTGTTCTTGTCCTAAGAACGTTCCTGCATTACCGTATAAACCTTTAGCAGTTTGTCTAGTAAATCCTGCTTTTCTTAATTTATTAACTCTATCAAAATCAAATGTAAAACCAGCAGCTACTCCTTCTGCACCTATTTGCAATGTTTCTATTTCATTATTAAGTATTGCATCTTGTATATCTGGATTAAGTAAACCAGCTAATACAAGCTCTGGTGTAACACCATTAATACCGTATTGATTAGCATATAGTTCGACTACTTGTGGTATATCGTCAATTACAGATTGATATACAGTATTTACACGTGTATCAAACTCTAATGGACTAACATCATTTTCTATCATAGTTTCAAATTGTTTATTAAAAGCTTCTGTATATTCAATACCAAATTCTGCCAAAGTATTTTTAAAAGAAGCTTTATTAGACAATGCTTCTATTTCAGTCATACGCATTGTTCCATCTTCTCTAAGTAAATAACCAAATTCTTTTTTGTATTCTGGAGTTTTAATTAACATACCTTTAGCTATTTTTTCATTACCGTATTGTACCCAAAAACCTGAATATAAATCTACTAATTTTTCTGGATACATTGCAAATAAAGACTTAGCTAATGCAGCACCTGTACTTGCAGAACGACCACTAGCTGTATTAGATACACCAGACATTGCAGCATCTACATCAGAATAAAAACTTACATCATCAGTTCCAGTAAATATTGAACCACCAGGATTAGACCTATCTTCAGTTGATACAGGAGTTCTTGAATAACCAATAGCTTCTAATTCTTTAGCTCTATCTTCATCTACTTCATAATAGTTTTGACCATCATAACCTTGACCAAAACCTAAGTCACTACGATAAACTTTAACCATTACCTACTCCTTGTCGTATATTGTAATCTTGCGTTTTAACAACATTACCTCCCATACTTACATTAAATGAATCAAAAAAATCATTTGAAGTTTTTTGATAACCTCTATCTAAACCTATTTGTCTAGCTATTTCTTTTTGTTTGTTTATATCATTAGTTTGTAACATATCATAAACACCTGCATCATCACTTTCTGGCACAATTCCCCATACACTTTGTGCTAAGGTCATTCCATTATTTAATATTGTAGACCATGCTATTTCTTTATCCCAAGATGAATTAAATGCAAATCTTTCGGTTTTTAGCTTTTCTATAAAAGTATCTTCATATGTTGCATCATTAATTAATTTTCCAGCTTCTGCATTTATTCTATCTAAATATGGTTGATGTAATTCTTTAGGTAACCAAGTATCTAAAAGTTGTTGTACTTTATCTACACCTAAATTACTTTGTGTAACTACACCATTATTTAATACATCTTCAAAATCTGAACTCATTTGATAATTGTATCCTGGTTGAGTTGCAGCAGTTAATTCAGCAGTTGTTCTTTCTGGAGACCACGATGCACTTGCTAATTTGTTAGCTACCCATTCAATAGTATTTTCATCTAAATTTGCTTGTAAAGAAGTCAACACATTTTTAACAACAATTATACTATCTGTTACTAATTCGTCTCTACCTATAGGGTCGTTTTCATATTTTATTGCTCGATTGTACATATTTTGTGAATAACCTAATTCTGTAATTAAACCAGTTTCACCAAATAATTTATCATCCATATCAGCATCTAAGTTAGCTAACCAGTTTGTAGGGTCTTCAATTATTAATTCAGTAACATAATCTTTATATGCATCTTCTTTTGTCCAAGGTAATGTACTTTCACGTTCTACAATTTTGTTTATCATTGAATCAATTGACATATCAGAATCTTGTAAATCTGTTAATGAACCTGCATTAATTACTTTTTTTTCTTCAATTAAAGTAGACCAATCTGATACAGGCATATATTGAAAACCTTCTATAGGATTTGCAAGTATTCCATTTTGGTCGTATCTTACAGTATCTATTTCAGAAAGTGCTGGTATATCTTTTTCTTCTATACTCCAATAATATATCTCACCATCGTATTCGTATCCTAAATAGAAGTCAGTACCAACTTGTATAAGTGTTGTACCAATAGGACCATATGTTATTTTTTTAGCCATTATCCTCCTAAGTATTTATTATATGCGTATTGTGCATCTGCTATACGTTTAGCTTCTTCAGATATTTTATTTTGTGCTTCAGCTTTATCTTCAATTTTATCTTGTACAACAGCAATAGGGTTTTGTACATCAAATTCAGGTCTTAATTCTTCAAATGTTACATAACCACCCATTTGTGGACTATCAAATCCCATTTTTTGCCAAGCTTCAGTGCCTGTATATTGTTTCATAACATCATCTGCTCTCATAAATTTATCTTGTGCTATCAATGCATCTACATAAGGAGACCAATCTTTAGCTACACTATCTATAAATTCTGCTTTTAAGTCATCACTTATTGGTCTACCGTTAAGCTGTTGATAAAAATCTTCAAAGTCTTCAGCTAATGTTGTCATACTTGGCATAATATTTTCAGATTTAATTTGTAATGCTCTTTCTACATTAAACTTGTTTTCTTCTGCTTCTGCTAAATCTGCTTGATTTTCTAAGAAAGATAACAAACCATTAGCAAATATTTCTTTGCTTGTAATGTATTTTGTACTCAAAGGTATTTGTGGGTCTAACTGTATACCCCCATAAAAACTATTTATATCTTTTCTAAACTCAGTACTTCCTCTAGAGTCATCTACTAATGATTCAAAATTAGTTCTTTCTATAGAACCTGGATACCATTTGTTATATGAAGTATCTATGTATTGTAATGTTTGATTTATTAAAGCATTAGTAACAACTCCTCCAATACCGTTAACTTCATTACCTAATTCTTCTACAGTTATAAGTCCAGAATCAATTGCAGCAGTTTGTATAGCTTGTAATGCACTTTGGTCTTGATTAATTGTAGATACAAAACTATCAGCAAAATTAGTAGAAGGAAAAAATTGACCTTCTTTGACAGTAGTAGTCATTGGATTACCATCTTGAAACAAAGGATTACCATCTTTATCTAGTCTAGGAATAACTCTAGAATCTTTAGCACCAACATAAGGATTGCCTTGAGGGTCTGTTTTAATTTCAACATCCATAGCATTAAACTCTTGTAAAGTTGCTAAGACATTTTGTTTAATAACATCAGCAGTATCATTACTTGCTAAATCTAGTTGTATCAAACGTAATTGTGTATTACCAGCGTATTTAGTTGGGTTTGTACTAAATTCTGAAAATGTAAAATCTGCAAAATTACCACCTAGTGCTTGTATTGCAGTTTCTAACTCGTTTCTTTCAATATCAGTTAACGCCATTAATTATCCAATTCATAATCTATTAACTCTGGTTCAAAATCTTGTGTTCCAGAATCTATTTTTCTTGTATATAAGTCTGTATTATAGTTCATAGTCTCAGAATCATCTGACAATAATCGCAAAATTACTCCTACATACGGTACATAAAAATCTGGATACTGAGATATGGTATAATATGCTTGTTTAATTACTTGTTTTCTTAATACAATAGCTAAATCAGATTCAGATATACGCCAATAATTTTTAGAAAACCCTTCTTGTAATGAAATTTCTTCTGCTTGTACCCAAGCTGATTCATAAAAATATTTAAAACCTTTACCTGCATCTGTGCTTTGTGCAAATGAATCTGTTCTCCATACATCTACCATTTCTTTAAATCTAGTAGAAGTGCTTGGTGTATCTGTTTGACCAAACTCAGCTTTATATCCAGGTTTTATATCCATTAACGCAAGTGCATAATTAGTTTTCATGTATTGTTTTTCATCAGCACTTAAGTTTGTATTAGAATTAACTTGGTCATCAAAATTTCTTTTCATTATCCAAGCTGCAGCATTGTTTGCATTAGGAAGATACAAATCAGGTCTTAAAGTTGCTTTGTCTACTACATCTTGCCAAGAAGGTTCAGCTAATACATTATCAAATTGTAAATATTGCAAAGTATTTTGAAAACGTTTTAATTTATCTGCGTTATCTTTTTTCCATTGAATAGTTTTAGCATCATAACTAACTGTTTCAACTTCTCTTTTTTTCTTAGTTTGTGTTAAATATCCGTGGTCTATTCCAAACGTATTAAAAAATTCTAAACCAGCTGCTCTATAATCTCCACCATGTTTATTTACTAAGTTTCTATGTTCTTTGGCTAATGTAGTAACTCCAAACCATTTACCATTATTGTTTTTTAATGTTAACTCAAACATTGCACCTGTAATAAAACCAAACTGTGAAGCACCTCTAAATAAATTTAACCATCTACCTTGATGTGCAGAATACCTCATAATAGCTAAATCTAATACTGCAGGTGTAAGTTCTCCTACAGGTACGTCTAATGCTTTACCCCCTGTTTGTAAATATTCATTGTAGTAATTATCTACATCTCCACCTAAAAATAATTCTCTTTTACCATTCCAATCTTTAAATATATCTTTAATATATTTATCTAATTCACCTGTTTCTAACAATTTTAATTCACTATGTGTAGATTTAATTCCATCAAATACAGTAATAGTAGAATCAGCTCTCATATTTTCTACAGCACTATCCATAGTCATATTTTTTAATTCTAAATCTTCATCTAAATAAGTATCACTAAATGTTTCTCTTATCAAATCAATTCCAAATTTACTGTCTTTTAGTCCTGCATAAGTTTTTTCTAACCAAGGTGTATCTGCAAAAGTTAACGCATCCATAAAACCTTCTGGTGGGGGAAAGTCTCCAAAAAATTCGTCAGTTAATTCAACACTTCCTGGTAATTTATCAAATACCCATTTAGCACCTATACCTGCCATAGGAGTAACATTAGGAAAACCTTGACTAGCAATCATGTTTATACCACTAGCAAATCCTTTCATAACTAAATTAAAATTAGAATCTTCTCCAAATAAAAAGTTATTAAATGAGTTACTACCAGGCATAACAAACATTGTTTCACCATTTTGTTCATTCTTTTGAAAAACACCATTACCAGAATAAATAAATGCACCATTCATAGATGTAGCTACTCTTGGTACCAAACCAGCTTCTCTTACAAAATATGGATTCTGCATAGTAAGTTTTGACCACCTTTTTCCTAATTCAAAATATATTTCAGGGAATGGGAATATATTTCTTGTTACTTCAGAAAATCTATGTCTTTCACTTGAATCGTATAAAATTTCTTTCATTGTTGCTAATGCATAAGAAGAAGCTTCTTTACTCCATAATTCATAATTATCATTAGTACCACTTTTAATTTTTTTAATACCTTTAAGTTGATTAATTATTTTTTGTGGTATTTTAGCTGCAACTGCTTCTTTAATAAATTCTGCTTGTACTGCAGGTGTAAATGTATCAAAATGACTTGTTAATCTTAACCATCTATATTGTTTAAATACAGGCGCTCTATGTAATCTTGCTAATGGTTGTGTTAATAAAAATTCAAATTGTGCATTAACAATATAATCTATTTTTTCTAAAGCTTCACCTTTTCTCCAAGTAACATCTGTATCTGGTCTTAATGCAGAACCGTAATCAAATAACTTATCACCTGCTTCATCTACAAGATTAATTTGTTCTTTAAACGCATTTGTCATTTTTTTACGTTTTCTACTACCAAAATTAGCAAAAACATCATCATAAGAAGGTGCTAATGCAATTTCTTTATCACCTGATTTAATTACACCAGTCCAAATAGATTCTCTCAAAGTAGCATTACCAGTATATGCAAAAGAGTTATCAAACCAATTAGTTCCTTCTTTTGGACCAGATAAATATTTACCATAATGTACACCTTCTTGTGTAGGCATACCAGTTCTAAATCTTATTTCAGCTTCAAGTTGTGATAAATAATCCATCAATTTATCTCTATTACGTAAATCTCCGTAAGTATCTCCTGAATTATCCATAAATTCTTGTATTAATTTTGCTGCAGAAGGAAGCTGTACTTCTATACCATCAACAGTAATAAGCCCTGTTGTAGAATCTGCCCATTCCATTAATTCATCAGACCAACCTAAACGAGCAACTACACGACTCATAGGAGTGTTTCTTAATTTAAGATGCTCAAATATGTATCCTCCTAAAACTTTAGGATTATCTGCACTTATAGGAACATAGTTAATACTATTTTTATCTATCATATTACTTGTATTAAATCCATTTTTAGCAAAGTTTATTTGTAAAGCATCTCTATATAAAACACCCATAGTTATTTCATTAACATCTTCGCCTGATTCAACAATTTGTTCCATTAATTTTCTTAAAGGCGCTCTTTTAGGTAATTGTCCATAACTATAAATCCAGTTCATAAAATCAATTGGATGACTAAATACAGAATCTAAATCAGGATGAACAAAAAATCCAAGTTGTTCTTCAAGTAAAACTCTTTGAGTCAAAGAAGGTTTTAAAATAGCTTTAGGTTTAAATAACTGATTAGTATAAAAATCAGCCATATAAGTAAATACATCTTCTTCAATTTTTCTTGAAGGTAATTTTAGTTCTTTAAAAAATCCTTTTATTCCAGCTTCTTTTATATTTTTAGCCATCTGAGCTAACGCTTCTGGTGTTACAAAATCTGCTTGACTGTTTATAAAAGCATCTGGCATATCTGTAAAAAATCTACCTAATGTTCTTTGTATAGCACGGTTGTTTATTAATGCAGCACCTGAATCTGCTGCTTCTCCCATTTTAGATATAGTTGGATGAAAGTTTACAATTCCTTCTTCACTGATACTTCTACCTGACCATTGTGTATCTATTTGTCTTCCTGTTGGGTCTATAAGATAATTTTTAACACGACCTTCGTCATTAAACATATCGTCAATTCTTCTTTGTAATATTTTAGACCTTTCAGTACCTTTACGACCTGTTACGTATAATACGTCTTGTTGACGTAACTTACTTGCAAAAGCATTAACAGTTTGTACATTCCATTTTTTAATATTATGAAATTCTCTAATAACTTCTGAAGCTTGTTTGTCTCCATAACCAATGTTTGCTAAATGTCTTACTAATGTTGTGTATGCTTTACTTCTATTAGAATAAGATAAATTACCACTAGGTTGTATAGAAAACCATTTTTTCCAATATGGACTCATACCATCTGTAAATTCGTGAAAGAATCCCATGTTTCTGCTGAGACTTTGTTGTCCTGTTTTAGTCCATCTAGCAAATTCTTGTTTACCTAATGTTTTATTAACATCTGTTAATTGCATAGTTATTTGTGGTTGTCTTAAAGAACGATAAATAGCACCAGGTTTTCTTACTGCATTATCTGCAATCTGCAAACCTTTATTAGCAGTTCTACCCATAAGACTACCAAAAGAAGGAACACTTACATTTTTACCTGTAACTGTGTTAATTCCTGCAGTTAAATAATTAGAACCTTTTATTGGACTAGACATTTGTTTAAATGGGTCAGACATTTTTGGTAAAGTTAAACCAGCATCACTATAAATCTTGTTAAACAATTTAGACATTTCGTCTACATTATTAATACGTACAATTTCTTTTTGTACTGCTTCTGGAAATTTACCTAAAAATGCATCAGTAGCTATTTTATATTCGCTAGTTTCTGCTGCATATTTAGATAAGTTTCCATTTTTATTTAATCTGTTAACAATCTTAGGTCCAGTAGTTGTTAAAAATCCTGGCGCTCTACCTCCAAATAATCCATAATCTTTAAAATATTTTGCAGATTGTCTTTTAGCATCTTTTAAATCTGTTTTTAAATCAGGTGTAAATTTTCTTAGATTTGTTTTGTAATCAAAAGTTTGTAAAAATTCATCAACATTTTCAATAGGTGCATTTGTTACAGGGTTTACTTTTTCTTTTTTGACAAAATCTTGTATCATAGATACTTTTTTATCTTGACTCCATAAAGAAGCATCATCTATACGAGATAAAGCATTAACATCAGTTCTTAAATTTTTTAGTTTTCTAGCAAAAGAAAAACCTTTTTGCAATACTAATTCAGGTACTATTCTTTCAGCACCATCTATAAATCCAGATAACTGATTATATTCTGAAGAACCAACATCATACAGTAATGAAGCTTGATATCTTCCTGATGAATAAGGAATTTTTACTCCAAACAATTCGTTGTTATTTCTAACACGAGTTTGTTCATATTGTTCTGCAGCTTCAGGTGTATATATAAATTGTCTACCAGCAAACGCTTCAATTTCATTTGGTGTTTGTATAGCTGTCCATGGTATTTCTGCTACATCGTTTCCATAAATTGGTTTACCTACATCTTCATAAAACATTCTAGAAGAAAATTCAAAAGAATAACCTTTGTTTACCATATCTTGTACTACAGGACTATCTTCAGCAAATAAAGACTCAGCAACTATTCTATTTTTTCTATTGTAATTAACAGGTTTTCCTTTATATATTTCTTCCATAATTTGAGCTATAGCTGGTCTACCACCAACTTTACGAGCTTCTTTTGCATAACGCACCCACTGTTTTGTTTCTTCTTTCCAATTACCTTCAACACCTAAATCACTTATTTTAGATTTAGCAAAATCAATAGGAACATACTGTTGTGCAAATTCTCTAGTTTTACCACTTTCCATAAATCTATCTAAAGCATTCATTTGTTGTGCATAAGCTAAAACACGTCCATTAAATAATGCTCTGTTACCTGGTACTAATAGATTAACTCCAGGTATTGCCATAGCATTTTTTTCAATAAAAGTTAAATCTTCAAATTCTTTACTTCCAGGTACAACTTCAACGCCAAATTCTCCACGTGCTTTACCTTCTTCATCTCTACGTAAAGTAGGTTTTTGTATAGAACTTCTAAAACTAGGAGAATATTTAACAAATAATTCTGAAGCTGCATTAAAAGTTTCAGCTAATAAAACAAGAGTTTGTGTTTTACCAAAGTTAGGTGCTGATGGAGTTACATCAATAGCTCCTATAGGAGTGTCTATAATTCCACCTTCAGTATTATAATTATCCTTATCAAAACCAGTTCTTATTCTTTGCGCCCAATACAATGATGATGACACTGCGCCAAAAGATAACACATCTAAATAATTCATTGTCATGTTATCTGCGTAATCTTTATCTCTATAATCTTCTTTAGATTGTTGATAATCATTAGCTGCTTGTATTGCTTGTTCTTCTATAATTGTATTATTTAATGCAACAATAGATTCTGATTCAACTGGTAGTTCTTGTTCACTAAACATAGATAAATCAATAACAATATCTAAAGGTAAATTACTGTACATATTATTAATTGTTTCAAATCTATTTTGAAAATTAGGATTCATGGACAAAAATTGTTCCATTTGTTTTGTTTGAGTTTTATTAATCTCAGCTAATCTAGCTAGATTTTTTTGGTCTAAGTAATTATTACTCATTACAAAGCTGTAGGTTTTTGTGTATTTCTAGTATTTCTTAATTGTGCTATTAACGCAGGGTTTGAACTTTTGAGTTCTAGTACATCTAGTAATATATCTACTTGTGTTTTAATTTCTTGTGTAATACCTAAACCACCATTCATTGCTGTACCTTCAATAGATGATTCATTTATTCTTTCAGTAGGTCTAGCTACATTCAAATTAGGCATTTGTCTATTTGGTAAATTTTGAACTCTAGGCAATCCACCAGTTGCAGCTACTTCTTTTTCTATTTTTTGTCTACTACCGTAATCTCCTCCAGGAGCAGCAATAGGAGCAGAAGGATTTCCATCTGTTCTTTTACTCATAGCACCATCACCAGATACTGCATTATCAGCAGTAGGTGTTGGTTTTCTATACCCTCCACGCCCTGGCATTATGTATCCTTTCTATAAAAATCTTTAGTTATAAAAATAATAATACCTTCTGCTGGATATATTATGTTTTGTACATCTTCAGATAGTACATCAAATTCATCTTGTACACCATATTCGTTATATACCATATCCCAAAATTCGTTTTCTACGTATTCTTCCATTACCCACCAAGTGCTTCTGCAATGGATGGTGGGGCTTGTGGTGGCAAGCCCTGTCCACCCAACATTTGCTGTTGAATCATTGCTTCTTGTTCTGGTGTCATACCAGGTTCTTCAGGAGTATAAAACTGTTTCATAATATCAGTTATAGCATTCGGTTGCTCGTAGATTGCTATAGCTGCCATTGTTGCTTGTGGGTCACCTTGTGCTGACCTAGATAATATTGAATCAAACAAAACACCTTCTGCTTTATTTTTTCTAATACGTTCTTGTACTTTTTGTATATTTTCTAAACCATCTATGTTATCTTGTAATGTTTCTGTATCTATAACACCAGCTTGTAACAATTGCAAACCAGTTACAATTTTTTGTGGCTCATCAAATCCTGCCATTACTCCATAGATACGTCTAGTTCTTAAATCTCCACCTATGTCTTTTAATGGTTGATAGTTTTCAGAAAAAGCAGAACCATTAATATAACCTATCATAGGTTTTTTTGTTACACCTGTTGTGTATGCTAGAACAACATCCATTTCTAATCTTTTAGCATCCATTTCAACAATTGCGTTTTTAATAATTTCTCTGTACTCGTTTATCATTAATGACATAGCGCCATTAAGTTCTTGTAAACCAGCTCCTGTTACAAACGAATTAGGTGACTGTGCATCATCAGTAACAGGATAACCACCAACAAGCCTCAATTGTCTTTCTAATCTATCCACTTGTTGGAACAATTGATATGGCATGTTATTTTGTGGTTTGCTGACCTGTGTACCTGGTGACAAATAGTTAACGGCAAATCTACCTTTTCTATATTGTCCAGATTCTAGTTCACCAGAAATGTTTGTTTCTGTAAATACTGCATCTTCCATAGCGATAGCAGACATAATATTTATTTTTGCCATCATACCCATTAAACCTATGACATGGTCATATTGTCCTTTGAGTTGGTCGAAAGAAATACGTTTCATAAACACAAACGGTGGAGTAGAAA